GAGTTAACTCCAAGCTCTTGGAGGTTTCTAACAACAATGCTTGAGTTCAGTATATCTTCTGTGCCGTCTTCGAACACAGGACCCTTCCACCTCCATTCAACCTTGCGGTTGCCATCTGGAATTAATCCGACAACACCTGGAGGCAATTGCTCGACTTGCACGGCTTCACGAATCGAAGCATCAAGTGTTGCTTTGTAGTCCTGTTCGATCGCAGCAAACTCATCGACAGCTGCAGCGAAATCTTCTTCGGTCTCGAAGTTTTCACGAATTGGGGGTGCCGGCTTCTCCAGTCCGATCGCAGCGCTAAACGAATCACGAAAGATCTTCTCTTCGTGGAAGATGATCAGCGAGAACAGCTTGCACAATCCATAAGTCAGGAGGCCACGGCACCGACGTGAGGCAGTTGTCGCGGCACGGCCATACAGGGACTTGATTTCATAGGCCGTTGCACCAGAGCTAATGCCCAGTTCGTCCACGCCGCCCAGTGCTGTCCGCAGTTCTTCGCGGTACTGACGCTGGTACAGGTTCTGGTCACCGGAGACAGCATCCGGCGTCAGGAACATTGCCCGATCAGTGGGCTCGATATTGGCAATGATCTTCGGCAGTCTTCCACCAGCTGCAGACCCACTTCCCATGGGCTGCGAGACCCGTGTAGATGGCCGATTCGCAGAGTAGAAACCAGCCTGGGAGCTGATCGTGGGGCGCATCCCCTCGGAATCTCCAGACTCGATCAGGTCGTGCTTGGGACGACTTGAAACCAACGTGGGGTTTCCGAAGAAATGGATGTTGGTGCGGATGTTCTTGACCAGATCGTCATGAACAACGATGTGCTCTGCCAGCCAGTCGAAGTCGCCCGTGGCATCCATACCCGTGGAGCGCATCGTGCTGTATGCCTCAACAGCAGGGATGAAGCCCAGTGAGTTAGTCAGGCTGCGGGTCTGGCCAGGCCTGTAATTCAGGACGCTGGAGTTCGAATCGAAGCTGGGCTTCTCGTTATTGATCGTCTCCTTGATCTCGTCTCTCTTGACCGAGAGCTTCACATAGCGATTGCTGCCTTCGTCGTTGCCAGGCATGGTCAGGGGTCCAAGCCCTGAGCGCACGTTGAACGAGTAGATCAGCTCGACTTCCTCGAGCTCGCCCTGGGCGTCGTAGTAAGCCCGATAGTTGTCCTTGCTGAACCACATCAGCCGGTAGGTATCCTTGACCGGCCGGAAGTAGAACAGACCCTTTCCATCAATCAGGAAGTCATCAATAATGCCTTCCATCCGCATATCAATTTCGTTCTCCTCCACTAACTGGGAGATGAACTGTTTGCGGAAACCAAAGGTATCTTGCGCCGGATAAAACTCAAGTCCCTGGCGCAGCATGAACAACCGCATTTGAGCCAAGTGACTGTTCACGATCATCGTGTCAGTCCCGCTCGCGCCGTCACGCTTTCGCGCAGCTTCGAGAATGCGGCGGAAGCGCTCGGATTTAGGCTGGTTCATACCTTTATGTTAATCCCATGAAATTTGTGCGCCCCCACGGCGCATCAATCCCTGAACAACAATATTCAGTGAATCGGCACAATCATCGTGAGGTGAATGCCCGAAGTTGACCACTTCATCAATCATGCAACGGAAGTCGCGGTACTTGTTGAAGATGATCTTCTTGCCTTGGAACAATCCGATAATTCCACGAAGTCGAGCAAGCTTGTCTCCGCGAAATCCTTTAACTGGACTGATACTTAGATTGTAGAGCTGCCACTCATTGAACAGAACTCGCTTCAAATCACCCTCGAAGCTCTTCTGATACGCCACAACTTCTGGCCAAATCACGACAGGTGAATCCGTCATGAAGTACTGGCCTTCGTCATTTACAGCGAGCAAGTTCCATTCGTGGAGCAGCTCGCACAAGGCCTCGACCTTCTCGATGTTGCCCATCGAGCGCATGCGCCTGTAGTCAATGATGTAGACCTTGTCGCCTACACGGCCCGCAAGCGTAAACACCGTCCAGTCGTTCCGCTCGCTCATGCCAGCAGACAAGTCGATGCCAACGCCGATCATGTCGTAGGTGTCAGGCACTTCACCCTTGACGAACAGATCAGGCGATATCCCCAGCTCCGTCGTTCGCACGGGCTGATTCAGGTACTGATACGAGAACGCCGCACGATCCTCGTTCTGCAGCTTCAGCAGGTATTTGACTGACCACATCGAGGGCCAGTAGCTCTTGGGCACCCCTTCATCGCTATAGCTCAGGGCCTGCTGCGTGATGACCTTCCAGCCCTTCTTCTCGCAGAAGGTCGTGGTGAACAGGTCATCGAAATGGAATCGGGTTCCAAGGGCAATAGCTCGAGCCCCCTGGAACATGGTGGGAACGATGACGTTGTTCCAGTTCGTCTCCATCTCCCGGCGGATGTCCGGGTTGGCAATAGCGGCAGCACTCTTGATCGCGTCATCAACAATGATCAGCGAACTTCGCTTGGAGGTGATCGTGCCCTTCAGACCTGCGCAAGCCACCGTGAAGGCGTCCTCACCCCTGACGTCGATTTCCGCAAAATCAAAGTCAATGGACCACAGCTCATCGCTCGTGCGGGCCTTCGATAAACGAACTGTCGGAAAAATTTCCTGATATTCCTTGTTGCTTATCAGGTTCTTAATCGCAGCACTCTTGTTCCGTGCCACGTCGACGTTATACGAAACGTACAACGTTCTCAGGAGCTTTTTGGCTAGGGCATGTCTACCGATCAGCCAGGCGACCAGCATGCCAATGACTGTCGACTTGGCTGAACCCCGCGGACTCAGCAGGCAAGTGTTGGGTCCTGCGATGTCAAGCAGGTGCTCATTGCTCTGCCCAGTCAGAAAGGCGTGATGCCAATCCTTCATATGCCGAGCTGGGGCTTTACCCATCAGCTCGCAGAAATAAGCGAAGTTGTCTCTTGCTTTTAATACGTGAGGAGGAGTTACCTCTACCTCAGGTTGTTTTTGAATTGACTTAGCGGCAAGCTGCGCACTTCTACGACGAGCGAGCGCAATCGAGGCGTTTGACATATTCCCACTGTAGTGAGAAAAGCAGGCTCCCCTTAGCTTCTGGCGTTTTTAAGTATCAGAAATTTTTTGGCTATTTCTCGTCAGTTAATGCAGCCCAAACGCTCTCATAAGCCAAGTCCAATGCTTCAGTCACGTCATCGTTACCTTTGAAGATTGCACGCAACTCACGCATCACCTTGTCAGCACCAGACAGGATCAAGCCACGACGATCGAAGTTCTTGGTCATCTTGTCGACTTCCACGACATGACCACGAAGCTCTTTCGACAAGTGAGCGATCCTCGTCGCAGCTGCATCAGGCTTCACGAGGTCAGCGTGCACCTGCTGCCTAAGGAAGTCGATGTCAGCCTCGAGCTTCACGATCTCAGCAAGCATCAGCTGTCGCTTGTTCAGCTTCGGGTAGTGCTTGCCAACCCATTCAGCGAGAGCCGTAAAGCTGCCCTGATAGCCAAGTACCGAGGCATACAACCAAATCTCGTAGATCGAGTAGGTCAACTCGGCGTAGGTCATGAAGCCTTCCCGGTGCCCGTTATCTAGAGCAGCCAGGAAGGTCGCGACCTGTTCAGTTTTGCTTTCAACCATTAACCGAAGAATCGGGCACCGGAACGTCGAATTGCGCCGCGAGCGTCAGCCCGCAGGTTTTTCTGTGCCTGAGTCCGCTCACGAACACCCATCCGGTCCTGGTAGCCGGTCTCACGAATGCCCAGTCGCTGCTGCTCACCGGTCTCGCGGATGCCTTTGCGTTGTTCATCACCGGCAACTCGAAGGCCTTCTTGCTGCAACTTGCCCTGCTTGTCCATCAGGCCACCAGTAATGGCGCCTTCTTGTGCCATCAACTTGCCGGTATTTGCAGTCCGCAGGTTCTCGAGGTTGCCCTGATAGCGACCCATGCTTTCGTACATGGCGTCGTTGTACTGGATCGCAAGACCAGTGTTGGCTTGAGTCCTCGCAATATCGGCATAGGTGCCGGTAACGAGACCGCCAATCATCTCGTTGTCGCTGTACTTGTTGCCAAGTTCAGTCAGGCTCATCAAGCCTTGATCAACAAGGGTCGAACCAGTGCCGGGGCGATCAAGGCCTGGACCACTGGCATAGCTTCCACCGCGGCCGGGGCTCGGGGCCGTTCTCTTCTGGTCGTCATTAATGCCAGGCAGGATGATCTGCGGCATTCTCGGGAAGCCTCTATCGCTTCTGTCTCTGCCGCTGCGATACTTGCCGGTGCTTTCGTCAAAGTCTTTGCTGCCGCCCGGATAAGCCATTCCAGGCTCCCCGTAAATCTTCCTGTATTCAGGAGAGTTAGCCATTTCCTTGCGGATATCGCCAAGACTCCGGCCCTCTCGCATTTGCTGTTGATAATGCTTGAAGCCACCCTTGTCAGGAGCTCTGCCAAGGATTTCTTGGTAGGCCCGTGTCAGGCCCATTGCTCCGGCCCTTTTAGCTTGATCACCCAATGTTCTTGGTCGTGACATGACTTACCTCAGAGGGCGAACAGGGCAGCGCCCCGCAAAATGTTGTTGATCATGTTGGTCGTGTTCTGACGACCAAACATGCGCTCGCGGCTTTTAATTGCCTCTAGTTCAACTTGAGTAGGTAATTTTTGATAGCCCTGAATCTCACTAATTCGCCCCTCCCTCGCAGCTTCGTTAAAAGGCTCTAGCCCCGCTGCCCTTCTGATTGTTCTGCCCAGCCTGCCCTCAGCAGCTTCTTCTTGAAGCTCGTGCTGAAGCCTGAGCGCTTCTGGACGCAAGTTAGGCTGATAAGGAGTGTTGGTCAGCTTTGCATCCGTGGATTGAAGTTCTTCGAACTTTCTTTGCCTGTCCTTGAGGAATTCAGCGGCTTTAACCTCGTCGCCACCAAAAAGTTGAAGGACTGTTTGTCGGGTCGAGTCTAAAAGATCATCCATAACTTATTGGCGCATAGAAATAGTTTACTTGGTCTGCTGTTTTTGCAGAGCTTCGAGTTCGTTGAGGATGAACTGATTAATATCTGTCCCTTGGACTTGTGTTCTCTGCACTGGAGCAGTTACAGACACGCCTTGGCCCACTCCAGCAGCAGCATCTTGCATACGCTTCTCACGTTCCAAGATGGCATTAATGCCTTGCTGCGTTGCTAAGTCAATTTGGCCCATTCGACCACCAGACCTTATCTCCATCATTTGTTGGTTCGCATCGAAGGAATTAAGATCACCTCCGCTACCGCCTCCAAGCAGTGAATCTAGTTTTCTCGCCTTCATGTCGTTAGCAAGCCTGGCCATAGCGACATCACTGTTCAAACGCGTCCGTTCGATTGATGCAGCTTCACCCAGTGCATCTCTTGCCATTTGCATCTCAAGCTGCTGCTTGAGCATTGGGATTTGCATTAAGTAATTTGCAGCCAGATCACTTTTAACCTGGCTAAACCCAGGAGCAGTGCTGACTGGCCTGAAACTTGCCGCATAGTTTGCAGCAACGCTTCTACTAGGGATCGTGATTCCGTAAGCCATTAGCGTCCGAGCATTGCCATTACTTGAGCCTGCTCCTGCGCCTCGAGGATCTGATTGTTCAGCATCATCTGATTGACGGCATTCTGGTAATTAGCCTCTAGATCTCTGGCTGCGGCGTCATCCATTCGACGCCGCTCGAGGGCAAGCTGCATATCAGCAACCCGCCGGGCTTGAGCAAGCCTCCGATCTGCACGTTTTTCCTCTTGGTATGCAGCGCGTGACTCTGGGTCAGAAATTAAATTAAACAGCGCACCACCAACACCTCGTCCAGCGTTGCCCAGTAAATAGCTGCCCAACACAGAACCGCCAGCTGCTCCGAATGGACCGCCGACTATTCCGCCTCCAATCCCGCCAAGAATCGCACCCAAGGTGGAGCCTGCGCCGCGACCTAAAGCATCAGCCGTATTTTTACCTCTCGTTTCACCAGGCCGGGTATCTTCGAGCTCATTAACAGCATCAAGTATTCCGACCAAGCCGGCTGAAATCGGAACACCAAATCTTGCAAATCCCCTAAGCGCCCCCACTGCCTGAGGGCTCAGAGCCATGCGCCGTGATGCTCCTTTAGCAGTCTGCTTGATTGCATCCCCCGTACTCCGTGCGCGGCGCATAAGCTCTGCGCCGAGAGCAGCATCGACTACAGAAGGCCCGGATGACTGCATCGGCTGGCCATATTGATTAAGAAGCTGAGGAGGCATCTGCGCGCACTTCTACTTTTCTTGAATTCTATAGCAATTAAATTTACTGATTCGCCTGCTTGATATACCCTCCGAGCACATCATTCCTGATGAAAAGGTATCCGTCTATTTCAACTACCGCATCCGGAAAAACCTGAGAAACCTGTTGAGCAGAGAATCCCGCCCGAAGCTTTTGCTCTGGGTCAATATCTTTGTGGTACCGAAACTGAATCGGCTGCAGCTGGGCGACCCGATCACGAATGTCCACGAATCTCTTGTACAGCGAAGGCCATCTGGGCAAGGTCGTCGTTGACCTCACTGGTCTGCAGCGGTGCAATATCCACCTTGGCCCGCTCGTCGCATAGCGCTCCGATGATGCTTCCACCAAGACCCAACAGTCCGCCAATCATTGAACCTCTAGATGCTTTCCTTGCGGCAGACTTCTGAGCATCAATCAGCTCCTTCTGCGCCTCTTGATCCACAAAAGCAGCGATGGCATCACCGGCCATGCGCATGCCGATCTGGTTTTCTTGTTCTGGCGCAGAACCAAGAAATGAGCCACCCATGGTGTCGATGCCTGGGTCCATTGGCGTGACCAAGCTTCCGGGGCTTTGGCTAGCGCCGTAATAAGCCTGCCCACGGCGAAGCCTGTTGCTTCGAGTCGGTACAGCGAATTCGTTTGCTTCCTGAAGGAACTTATTGGGATCGAGTGAAAATGCCATCAGAAGCCTCCGTATCCTCGCGGACTATTGAGGAATGCACCGTATGTAGCTCCACTAGCAACTGGACCCATCCCGCCAATGCCCTGCATCGAGTTGAGATAGCCGCCATAAGTTGCTCCATCAGCTACGGGGCCGATACCAGATACCCCACCACCACCACCAAAATTCCCTGCAGCAAAACCACCGGCAATACTGCCTAAACCACTAAGCAATCCACCAAACATTGCATTTCGCCCTTGAATCTTTCCTTGGTATTTGATTGCATTGGCTCTCGCATTTGCAGCGTTCAGCGCTGACTTACCAGCAAGGGCACCGCTGGCTAAGCCTGCCTCCCTTTCAAGCGATCGACCAGATAAACCACCGAACAGTTGCGCGCCGCCTTGGGTCTTGACTCGGCCGAAACTTTGTTGAGCTGGGCTATACATAGTTACTCGGTTTCACCAGATCCCATCTGGCGTCTTATCGATTCTAAAACTTGTGTAGCAAGAGCAGTTCCTGCAGTTGCTCCCCCTCCGTACTTAAGAATTGATTTCAGAGATTCTTTGTCGACTCTCTTTCTATCCGTAGGGTTCATGCCGACCTGGGCCAACAGATCTCGATTCTTGGCTGCAGCACGTCGAGCCCCATAGCCAGCACCGACGACACCTGCAGCTGCAGGCAATGCAGCCGTAATCAATGGGATTGATTTACCCATAAAGGTGACCTCGGGCCCAAGAACTCCTTCATCGGTTGCCTTAATGAAGTTCTTGTTCGTGAACAGGTAGTTCTTGTAGGCGTTGTACTCCTCGCGGGAGACATCAGGCCTTTCCTGCACGAACTCCTCATACGGCAGCAGTCCACCGGACCGACCCAGGAAGTACCGGTTCAGTGTTTCCATGACTGGATCTGCTGTCTGCGTCGGATCCTCTTCGCTAGGAACACTTGCTTTGAATCCAGGTTCACGCCCGAACTGTCCAACGCCCAGGCTGATGCCAATCACAGCAGGCAGAGTCGCAGCCATCCGAGTGGCACGGTTTTCGATCAGTGGTCCTCGAGTTTTACCGCCACCACTGGCAATGGCCTGCTGAGTAGCGACCTGAGTCAATGCCTGGGGTGCATTGATGAACCACCAGATGTTCCGCATGCCATCTGAGGCGATATCTGCGGCAATCGTCCCCAAGATGGCGCCAGTTTTCGCTCGGAGCCCCTCTGCGTCCTTAATCGTGTAGGCAAGCTCCTGCTTTGCCGGGAATTTTTCGAGATATGCGTCGATTCGAGCCTGACGCTCAGGAGGCATTCTCAATGCCTTGAGCTGAGCGAGGATATTGGACCGATTCGCCATCGAGGTGACCGGAGCCTGCTCGAATGACGGCTGTCCCATCAATCCGATTTCAGATCGGTAGGCCTTTTCGAATGCTTCCTTGAAACGGCCCATAAATCACCTCAAGAGTGCACTACCGCCGCCGAGCAGCGCTTGGATCAAAGCCTGTTCACGCTCTTGAAGCGCTTGCTCCATCTGAGCTTGCTGGATCTGCTCCTGCTCAAGACGCAGATCGCTGTACATCTTGTTCATTGCCGGACGAGGCGCCGCAATATTCAGCGGACCGGCCATGAAGTCGCCGATATTCACCAGATTGGCGAATTTCTGCTGTTGTTCAGGGGTTAATTGCTCGAAAGTCTTGCCTCTCGCGACCATTCGCTTGCCGAGCCCGTAGCCACCGAGCTGACCCAGCAGCGAAGACCCCAAGCCAATGCCCAGATCCTCTGCACCGACCAGTAATCGCTGCGAAAGCGGGGTCCCAGCCGGGGCAGAACCCGCAGCAAGGCCGGCATACAGCAATTCAGGGCCGAAACGCATCAACGCTTCGCCACTGGTTGTGGGTTTTACGAACTTAAGCGCGTTACCAATCGCCTTGAGGGCGCTACCTGCGAACTTCATGCCATCTGATCCGTGGGTGGTGCCGGGGGTATTGGCGAGAACAGACCGTTCGTGTACTGAGTCATGAACATCTGCAGGTTGTTCTGCGCCTGTTCGTTGTCTTTGTCGTTGGACATCTCGCCAAAGACGCCTTCAACGCCCAGGCCCTTGAACACATCACCAGCAAAACGCTGTTGACCGAACTCAGGGCCGGGATACTTGGATGCAGAACCTTGGTCGTAACCGAAACTTGCGGGAGTTTCGCCACGTTCGCGCGCATTCTCCTTTCCTTGAGCCAATGAACGCCCTAGTGAGCCAGGCTCAAACTGATCTAGGGAAAATGCCACGCAATTACCCACTACTAAGGGCTATATTAGCCAGCCCTAGTTTGCAATTATGTTCTTGTAGAAGTTCGCCTTCTTAACCATCTTCGACGAGAAGTCGTCTTTGTTGGAGAGAACGTGATTCGCAAACTTTTTACGGCCTTCTTTGCTGTCTGCGTACCCGGCTTTAGTCGCAGCAGCTTTGAAAGTGCCTCCAGTACCCCCTTCACTAGCGGGTTTGGACATCTTTTTGAAGGCCTTTGCAAGCGATTTAGCTTTCTGGCGTGAATCGTCTGCCATCTGCGCGAGAGCTTACTTCTTCTTGTTCTTGTTTTTGAAGTGCTCGAGCAGCTCTTTCGGCATCTTGCCGTCTTTACGCTCCGATTTCGCCTCATCGGAGCCCTCCTTTTTGTACGTAGCGGCCTTATCTTTAGCCTTCGAAGCTTTGTCGTGGTTCATCAGAGACCCAAAGAGCGGAGTACGTTACCAATCATGGTCTGAGCCATGTTCTGGTCTTTATTCTGTGGTGCTTGCTGCGGTGCAGGAGCATTACTTAAATCATAAGTATCTGAAATTGGCGCAGCTTTTGCAGGAATTGCTGATCCTGCAGCGTTCACTGCGGCATTTCGCGCGGCGTCTGCCTTAATCGCACGGGTCTTCTGGCGCTGATCTGCGATTTGCCGACCAACAAGCTCTCTATAGAACTGACCTTCTGGTCCCTGCGTCGAGGCAAGGATTGATTCCTGGCCAATGTCTTTGGGCGGGATATTTCGTCCACCACGCAGTTGATCGATGATGTCAAACATCGGCGAGTCGCCCTTGACATCGCTGACGGCGACTTGCTTTCCTGGAAACACTTTTTGCGCTGCTTTCGGGTTCTGCGGCCCCTTGATTTTCATATCACTTTCAGGGATTGCACGAGCGAGCATTGCGCGCTGAATCCGCTCCATTGCTGGATCCCTGAGCGCTGTGTTTGCAACAATCTGCATCCCAGTCTGCCTTTCGATCAGATTTCGCAGGTCTTCATATATCTGCGTTGTGTACTGACTGTTGACACCAACCCGGTAGTTATCCATCCCACCGTAGTCGCTTCGGTAAAAAACCTCTTTGCCAGAGCCACTGGCTCTTAGCACGCCATCCGGATCTTCATATACACCGCCTTCAGGTCTTAGCAGCAGCGGAGTACGGTTTTGCTCAACGATCTCATTTACTGCCTGACCAAGTGTCATTGGCACCAGGTCACGCTGAATTGAAGGATCGTCCTCAGGCCTAAACCCAACGCCTTCGCCCGCGGATGGATCAATGGTCGGCACATTCTCGACCTTGCTGCCCATGATCTTTCCGTCCTTCAGAGCTGGACGCATTAAGCCAAGCTCAGACGCCACGTCGTAATCCAGTGGCGCAGAAGGATCCAGCAGCCCAAGGCGGAATGCATCAGCATCAAATTGCTTTCTGTATTCAGGACCAACGGTTGGCGGTTGCCTGAATTCGCCTTCTTGAACCGCCTTGGCCAGCAAGACAGGGACAAGGTACGGATCAGGTGGCTGTTCTCCGCTTGCTTTTTCAAGCGGATTCTTCTTGCCAGTGCTTCGGGACTTGCGGCCAATACCGAGTTGTGCGGCGATCTCTCTCCGCTCCACCTCGCTCAGTGCCCTTGTCTGAGGAGCAAGCTCATCAAGAACCCGCTCTGCAAGCTGAGCTTCCACTGCATCAACAGTCTCTCTAGCTGCATCGAGTGATCCTGCGGCCTCGAGGGGTACTTCCGAGCGCTTAGAGACCTCGGCGAGCATTTGCTTTGCTCGAGGATCATTGATTGAGCGCATCTTCTGCTGCTCAGCGGCGAGCACCTGCAATGCTGTAGATGCGTCTACTTGCAGTGCTTCTGAGAGCTGGGCAACCCGCATTGCTGTCTGAGGGTCAAGGTTTGCCCCCGTAGCAGCATTAACAACGTCTTGAACCTGAGTCAGTGGGGCAACACCTGCTTCTGCCAGCGCACGGTTCTGCTCCATCGCAAGCATTTGCTCCTGGCGCTGCATTTCCACCGCAGCCCGACGCTGGTTAATCAGATCGCGCTCACCAAAGACTTCTTTGCCTGATTCGGCACGCCCAACACCTTTTGAGTAACGAGTTTGTTTGCCACGCACTCGTTTTATTTGTCTATCACCTTCTTTTCGTCCGCCGGCGGCTTCGGCCATGTCTTGAAGAATCTCAAGCTCAGCTTTTGCACGCGCAGCATCAGCAGCAGGCAAACCAGGCGTATTTAACGG